GATTGACCATTTGGGCTATCAGTATTAAAGCTACCATTACTACCTGTTATAACACCTGTTACATTACTAACAACATCAATAACATCTGCAGGGGTTGTATCGTTAGGGTCACTAAATCCATTTAAAGGGAAGTAATGTAATAAACCATCAACTGGGAAATTAGGATTGATAACATTAGAAACTGTTAAATTGCTACCGCTTCCGTCTTGTAGTATTCCACCGCCAAGAGTAAGCGTAAGGTTTTGTATATTTGCTTCTACTACATCAAGAGTAGTAGCTGTTATATTTCCATCAATCGTTGCAATTGTTGCTGTTAAAGCTCCTGATTCAGTTACTTTAAAAGGTGCTGTGTTTTTATTAGCTAACGTATTACCTGCAAAGAACCTTACATCATCACCTGCTGTTACAGCAGAGGACAATCCAAATGAATCAGCATCATCTATTATTGATGTTGTGCCTATTTCAAAGCCACCAATAGCACCTGTAGTAGCATTTATTTCACCATCTAAAACTAAGGTTGTTCCATTCCAATACAGCTTATCTTTAAGTGAGAAATTACCACTACTGTCTAAATAAAATGCAGTATTACTATTATTAACAGTTCCTGTGCCTACATATAATTTATTGTTAGCTAGATTAATACCGCCTATCGTTCCACTTTCTGCTTTAAGAACACCTGCTTCAGTAACACTAAAAGGTGCTGAACTAAATGTTGCATGACCTAGTTGTATACCTACGCCTGTTTCTGCTTTGAATACGTTGTTGCCTGTGCCTACTGTAATATTGTTTCTTACTGTTGCACTGGTTGTAAGTAGATTTAAGGTAGATACAAAGTCTGTATTTACCCTATCAGCAGATATTGTTTGTGCAATAATTTTTGTACCTGCAAGAGTTCCATCTACAACTAAATCACCAGTCGTAAAATTAGTGATCTCTGCAAAAGCTGAGCCATTCCATTTATAAGCCTTTGAGACTTTAGGAGTAGCACTGGTATTAACCATGATTAAAATATCATCATTTAATGGTGTTCTTCCGTACTCGGTATTAAATTGTGATGATGTTAAGGCTGTAGTTGTGTTGCCTTCCTTATGGAAATAACCTGAGAAATCAGGCAAATCAATATCACCTGCATCTACTAGGGTAAAGCTACCTGTTGTTGTGCTTGTAAAAGTAGAATGTGTGCCTGAATGATTTATGGCTCTTACTGCAAAATGATAAGTAGTTCCTGCTGTCAATCCATCCTCTAAACCAAATGTTAGTTTCTGTACTTGACTAGGCTCTGATGTAATTGTTGAAACTAAATAAGTATCGTTTGTTGGTGTAAAGTTTGATGTATGTCTATAGACCTTTACTGCTCTTAAATCACTATTACTCGGTGCAGTCCATTGTAATCCTATGACTAAAGCCTTGCCTGATGTAGCAGAAAGATTAGTGGGAGCAGACGGAGCAGAGGGCAGCCCTGTATTTACAGTTTGTTGTGCAGTATTTGCACTGAAAACATTGTTACTAGAAAAATGTCTTGCTACTACATAATAATTAGAGTTAGACATTAAATTAGGGATGACAGCTTTTGTTTTTCCTTTACCTACTAGAACAGAGCCAATATATGTACCTGAAGATGTGCCATAGAGTATTTCTGTTCCTTGTATTAAATCATCAGGATTGTTTGTCCATGAAGCGTCTATGTTTATTTTGCTTGTTGTTGAATCTAATTGAAAATCAAGGAGTAAACCTAAACCTGTTGGTGCAGTTACGCTAAAACTACCTGTAGAAACGCTTGAGCCTTCGTCTATTGGACTTGTATAAGTAGAAGAAGAGAAGGCATATACTGCGGAATTAATCTCTTTTAGCACTAGCTTAGTTGCAAGAACTGGTACACTTTCTGAATCAATAACTTCTAGATTTGTGCTTAAAACTTCAAAAGTTTTATTTGTGTAGCCTAATCTTTCGTTTGTTAAATAAACCCAATCAAAAGGTTGTAATTGCATATAAGCAATATTACATAGGACAGATAAACTTACTTCTTGTCTTGAGTGTAATAAAGCTGTTCTTTGTAGTCTTTGTGCCATTGTAGTTGTATCAGTAAATGGCAACTGTATTTCTAAAGCTTTCTTATAATTAGCTTGTGATTCTCCTAACGGAGTATCTTCACTTAAAAAAGTAACACTAGTAGCAGGATTAATAGGCGTTTCAGTTGGAGAATCTGTAGCAACATAATTATTGTTACCATCAACATATACAGCTTTTACTGTATTAAATGTTTCACCACTTGACTGTTTTGTGCTTATAGATATTGGTGCTAATAAATTATCGTCATTAATAGTCATAACAGGAGAAACACTAGCACCTGCAAACATTACAAACTTACCATTTATATAAGACAGCTTACCTGCACATGAACTTAGTAATCCCTCTATAACACCTGCACCATTTGCAGCCATGTTAGTTATACCATTCGCTGTATAAAGTTCTTCGTTAAAAGTTAAAGTAACCCCATCAGAAATACTGACTGATGAAGAAAGTGTTAAAATTAATCCTCTTCTTTTTATTACAGTTACTGTTTCACTAATACCTGTACCTGTTACTGTTTGACCTATATCTATTAATGTATTAGTACTTGCTGTATCTATTGTTACAGTAGTAGAACTGTTTACTGCACCATTAACTGTTGCTGTTGTAATAGTATTTCCATTTTCACATATGTTAGCTGCTGCTGAAAAACCTCCAAGCGCTGTAGTATCTAAGACTTCACTTGTTGTTGCTTTTAAACCATAGGTAGTATTAGTTATAAAATCTCTTACACATAAAGCAGGATTAGAGCCTATTTCTTTACCAGTGCTATCTGTAAAAGCAGTTTGCCCACTCCTTGGGTCATATACCTTTTTACCTTTAACTACAAAAGACATAGGCGGAATACCTCCACCAAATGCTTCTGAGTCAAAAACCATCTCAACTAACATGTAAGACATGCCTATAAATTTATCTGTTGAGGTTAAAGATGTAGCATTAGTAATTGTTGAGTTAGCTGTAGTCTGTGAACCATCTACAAAAACGTATCTTAATAGCCTACCACTACCAAAATTATTTTCGTTACTAGTGTTTATAAATTTACTGTTTGTAGCGTACTGGAATCCACCGCTTGAAGTAGTAGTTAAGACTGTATCATTCAATAAAACTTCTTCTAAGCCTTCTACTTCATGACCTGCTAGAACAACTATCATGGATAGCTTGTAATTATCTGTTCCTGATGTCTCTATATGAGTTATAGCACCACCGACTCTGGCCTTACCATATATTATTTGTCTCGGTGCTGTAGCTGTTCTTGTAGCTACTTTAGAACCGAAGTTTTCAGCAGTAGCATTGACACCTTTAGATAAAAGACCACCAACAAGCGTAGTTAGACTAGACAAGGCTGCCATCTCTAAGCCAAACATTGCTATACTACCTGCAGCAGTAACACCAGAAGCAAACAAACCTACAGAAGCAAGACCAGTAACAACTAAGAAGGTTACTACAAAAATTGTTGCTGCTGCTTTTAATGCCTTAGACATTAGATATTCTCCATACAGATATTATGTTTACATTCTGTTTAGCTTCAACCATATCATCTGATGGTGTTAATACTTTAGTGCCATCTGAAATACCAACAAGCTCTGATTCTTCTTTATACACAACTAAATCACCTTTTTGCATAAATGCTTTGTCTACTTTTTGTACACCTTTTGCTTTACAAGCCTTTTCAATACTTTTAGAAAGTGTTTTTCCATATTTCTCTATTGAATTTATAGCTTCTTCTTCGTTTTTCCATTTTAACTCTTTAGGTATTAAGTCTTCACCTGTCATAGCTTTAATAACAGCGTTTGCGAATTTACAACAATCCCAAGAACCCCACTTAAATGGTTTAAATCTGTTCTTTGCTAAGAACTCATCAAAATCTATACTCCAATCTGCTTTTTTAATCATTATCTTTGTATCTCGTCCTTGGTAATGTCATCTTTTTTATTATGAACCAACACATCATTTGCAAAATAGTTATTGTGTTTATATATTTCAATTAAATTATAAGTAGGTAAGTCAATTTTATTATCTATAACTTCTATGCTTGTTATTTCTAAAGAATCTGCATTTTTATTAAATAATTTATCACCAACTTCTAATTTTTCTACATCAACCCCATGCAGTTCTTTTGTTGCTGTTGGGTTTATACTTACCCAACCTTTTTCAATGCAATACAAAGGGTGACACTGCGTTGTATGTAGTGAATTATCTTTATAGTTGATGATATAAGTTTGTTTATTAGATGTTTTGTGTAATTTTTGTACACTTGATTTTACTAATAAATTATTGTCAATATCATAAGACATAATTTCATCAAGCATTTTTATATCTTCAATATTTTTAGTTGTATTATCACCCATGAGAATTTGTGTACCTGCAACGAAGCAACCACCTCCACCACCTCCACCACCACTGTTAGATGATGATCTCCCCCATATAATCTCTTTATCTTGTAAAGACTGCACCCTATCAAAACAGGTATCACCTGCACTTATGTATTGTTGTGATTCTTTGGTATATCTAAGGTTAGATGGTCTTTGTAGGTCTATAAGTCTGTTTTCTGCATCAACAGTAATTGTAGAACCGCTAGGGTCATCATTAATAACCATTGATTGCATACGACCTTTAAACAAAGTCATAGTGCCTACGGTAGTATCTGTACCGCCTTGCAAATAACCAAGGTATACACTTATAAATCTATTTTGATAATTTTCCGTAAGTGCTAAATCAAGAACAGTCGCATCCATACCTGCTAAAGCTACAGACAATCCACTTGATTTTAATTCAAGAGTATCTTCTATATTTGAAATAGACAATAAAGTACCAACACCAATATAAGTTGCACCGTCTATAGTTAAATCATAATCACCTGACCATAATCTAATAGTTTCTGTGTCAAATTCTGCTTTTACTGCTACAAATAATACTTGATGGTCTGAATTAAGGTAGCTAGTAATAGAACTATCTATCCCACCTCTATTAGACATTTAAACTACCTCAATACAAGAAAAAGATATTCCATAGTTAGAGATATTGTCAGCATCCCAGTTAACATCTTTTGTTGTTAATCTAAACAATCCTTTTGGACTAGCGAATCTTACTAAATCATTTTGTGTTATAGCAGTTCTTAACTTAGGTTGTATTTTTACACCATAAGTATCTTCTCCACTTATAAGATTTAATGTAGCATCGTTAGTAACCATGACATATTGAACTGGATTACTACCTGCTGTTGAGCTAGATGTTATTTGTAGATAGTCGCCTTGTTTTATCGTACCAGTAGCACTATTAGAAGCAGAACTAAGGTTTAACCCTGTAGCACCTTTTTGATTAGATTTTATAACACAACCAGTCTTATCAGCTTCCTGTACTAAACCACCTGATTCAGACTCTACAACCACTGTGTAAGCATTAGTTTTAGTTATAATTTTATGCGTACCAGTATTTTCAGGATTTATAATGTTAGCACCCGTTATAACAATAAAATCCCCCTCTACTGCATTAGCGAAAGGTGTTGTATTAGATGGTGCGGATATTGTTTGTGTATCTGAGGTAAAATCTAATTCAATATTAGTTGCGTTTATTCTATCTTTTGCTTTTAAATCAGTTCCGTTATATGTGCCTTGATTAACTAAAGCATCAGGGTCTGCAAATTTAAAATGATTAACAGGACCATTGCACTCTAATAGAAAGGACTGCCAATTTTTAGCAATATCCCTACGCATAGGCGGTAGGTTTACAGAAGCTTCCCAGAAAACCCCATCATATTCTTGTGTTCTTATTTTACCTGTATAGGGCGAAGATACACTACCCACTGCCCTTCTTAAAACAAAGTTACTTTTTATAAAATTTGGACTATTCGGCATCGTTACTATTTTAGCCACCTTGTAAACTCCTTCTAAAAGTACCACCACGCATTGCTGCTTCTTGTACTGCAGCTTTTGTTACATCTGCTATCTGTGGCATCATTTTAGTAACTTCAGCTCTTACAGTAGGAACAATGCCTGTTGCAAAGTTAATTGATTGATTTATAACAGTAGTGCCACCACCACCTATCGCTTTTTTACTATTCATATTATTTAAAATATTTCCATTGCTGTGTGGTACGAATATTTCAGGACCACGTTCACCAACTAACATAGCTTGACTACCAAAAGCTGCACCGCCACCTGCGGTCTTTCTTTCAGTTGCAGATTCAAAGCCACCTTTAAAACTAAATTGGTCAAAAGTATTTGCACCGAATATGTTATTTAATATCCTATTTACTATAGCTAGTTGTATAAAGATTGAAATTATTTGTTTTACTATATTGTCTGAAAAATCTTTAAATGACTCTAAAGCACCCTGACCTTCAGCTAAAGAGTCAACAAATTCGTTAGAGAAAGCATTCGCTGTTTGTGTTATAGCATCCTTTAGTTCTCCACTTAAAGTAGGCACAAGGTCTTCTGTTTTTTTAGACATACTATCAATGCCTTTATTATATTGTGCAACAAATTGTTCAACTGATATCCCAGACTTTAAAAAGTCTTCATCAATTAACAATAACTTAGCGTGTAAGTTTCCTAAAGCTTCGTCTATATTTTCTATACCAGTTGCAACTTCCATGTCACTATCGGCACCTGAATTAAATATAGCTTTTAGTGACTCTTCAGCTTCAGTTAGCTTGACTGGGTTTAAAGCGTCATTAACAAATTTTTGTAAAATAGCTTTTACTTCATCTATATCTTTTCCAAAAAATGCTGCTTCTTTACCTGCTAATGCAAAAAAGTCTGCTAAAGCAGTCTCATCATTTAAAAGGTCTTGATATAATTTTATGCCATTAGGGTCTAGTTCTTTATTAATAACACTTGCTACTTCTTTAACAGCGCCTTGTATTTCTCCAATAGGCATAAGACCTATTCTCTTCATTACTGTATCTTCATCAGCATTAAAGGTATCTTTAAAGAAAGAGTCTCGCATATCTTTTCTAAATTGCCTATCATCTATTGGACCAATAAAACCCTTGAAAGCAATCTCAAACTTTTCATCTACGAAAGCAGATGCCATCTTTTCTAAATCAGCCATGCCACCATCAGCAAACTCTCTTATTTTCTGATCAGTAGTTTTAGTTACATTACCAAACTCTTGTAAGAACTTTAATGTCTCTTTAGTTTTTTTACCAAGCCTATCCATAAATGGGGCAGGTTTAGCTAATGCTTTTGCAAGCTCTGCTGACTTGTCAATAGTGTCATCTAGTTCTTCATTAACTTCCTCTTCTGCTGTAGCCCAGTTATATAAAGGTACTGTAAATAAACCTACTGCTGCTAATAAAACTGTTAACTTTGAAGCTTTTAAAAACTTTGTCATAGATGCGAGTTGTACATTTACTTTTAGCAATGAACTAGCTAATCCTAAAGAAGCTGTTGATGCTGCACCGATAGCTACAGGTAGCATAGTAAATGCTTTAGCCATTATTAAAGCTAGAAATATTTGAAAATTATCAATAACAAATAACAAAGCTTTACCTAATATATTTACAGCTGTACCTAATACAGCACCTATCGCTTCTGCTAGTGGTTTAGCTTCATCAAGAACTTTCCTCATCTCTCTTGCTATAGTTACAAGTGAATCTTTAAGGCCACCTTCACCGATAGAAACCATAAATTCAGCAACACCATCACTAACATTTGATATTGCTCCTGAAAGTGTGTTTGCTCTGTCTTCTAAAGCTGTTGGGAAGTTTTCTCTGCCTAATGTTCTTAAATATTCTGCTATGGCTGTACCATTTCTTTCTATTTCTTTTGTAACACCGCCGAATGTTACTCTAACTTTATCGCCTTCTAATTTAGCAACTACGTTAAACTGTTTTAACATCTCCATCTCACCAGTAACTGCTCTAAAGGTTGCTGCTGCTACTTGTGATATATCTTTACCAAATGCTGCGGCTAGATTACCGAAGTCTTTTAGAGCGTCTTCAGTTGGAGTTACACCTGCTTGTAGTAAGCTTATAAATGCTTCAGCTACGCCTTCTAATTGGAATGTTGTTTTTGAGGTAAATTCTCTAATTAAATCAAAAGAGAGTGCTGCTGTTTTTGCACTTCCTGTTATGGCTGTAAGCGTAGCTTCTAAATCTTCAAATGTTCTAATGGTGTTTATAGTTTCACCAGCTAGTCTGGTTAATCCTATAGTTGCTACAATAGAACCAAAACCCTTTAGGGCATTTACTGCAGCACCTGAAGATTTTTTAGTTTTATCTAGTTGTTTGTTTACTTTATCAAGACCCTTTTTTAACTGGGCAGTTTCGGCTCTTATCTCAACTAATAGTGTATCTACTGTACTAGCCATCAGGATATAGCTCCATCATTTCTTTAACGCGGTCTCTTGACATTGGTTCTTCAGTTTTAGAACCACCATTAAATTCAGAAAAACCTTCTATAGCTAGATATATTTCTTGTGGGCTTGATTGCCAAAAATTGTTAGGAGACATACCCATCATGCCAACACAAATAGAGAAGTAGCGTCTGACAGGTAAGGATTCACTTAGTCCGCCTGTTCTTGCTTTCCCTCGTCTGCTTCTTCCTCTGAATCATCAGTTAGAGATTTAGCAAGTAAATTAGCAACTGCTGCTGTAGATTTAACGATACCTGCTTCTTGGACTATTTTAAGTACATCTTTTCTTTGTATATCATTACCGCCACCCCTTAGTGCTGGTAATAATACATGTAGGATTTCTGACATACGAATATCAGCATCTCCCATTTTTGTAGCGAGTTTTATAATGCCACAATTACACGCATCCTCTATCTGCATTATTGCGTCAATAGTCAATCTTGCTTTGTAATCTTTACCTGCTAAGTTAAGAGTTATTTCACCCTTTAGTGGATTTGCCATCTGACTTTTTCTCCTTTGGTTTACTTGCTTTTGCAAGTACTTTTATTGTTAACATATCGCTTACTATATCTAATGATGATGATAAAACTTTATATTCTTTGTTTCCGACTTTTACATCATTACCAATATCTATAATATTTTGTATAGATATTTCAGTCTCGTTGTGATTTAAAAAAGCGTTTAGCTTCTCACCGTCTGCGTCTATTTTTATTTTAGACCAAGACATATTATGCTGCTGTTACTACAATAATACCTGATGATTCAAAAGACATAGAGTAAGTAGCTTCTCCGTTATACTCACCTGCATATTCTAGTGAAGTAATTTGAAATGCTCCAGTAAATTTGAAGAATGTAGGTATATAGAATTCAAAGTTTTCAAATGCAGGTGTTTGTGCTGACGTACCATCAACTGCTATATTCTGCTGTGCTAAGTATGCATCTTTCATTAGATTTTCTATAGCATCATCAGTAAATACTCCTGAACCACTTATAGAAATACTATTGACTCCTGCTCCTGCTAATAAAGTTCTGTAACCACTGCTACTTTTATTAGTAATATCTACTGATTCGTCACTGAGTGTTATTGATGAAGACCTTAATCCGCCGATAGCAGTGTATGTTCCACCGTCATCTAGTTTAATTAAAACATCTTTCCCTTTTTGTGCTGCCATTTTTTTCTCCTAAAATTAGTTAGTTCCTAAAATTATTGCTCGGAATCGCATGACTCCATGACGAGTAACACCATCTGGGTCTCTCATTATGTCAGAATATTCAAATCTAAGGTTAATCAGATTAAAACCACTAACTGTTAAGTTACTATCATGCAATAAATCGTGTATCTTGTCCATTATATTTTTAGTTTCTTTAGAACCTTTATATTGTGACCATATATGTATATTAATGGTTGTTTCACCACCTACTAAATTTTTTGTACTGTAATCAACAGCAGTCTCTTCACCTAGAGCTACAAAAGGATATGTAGCACCCTCTGTAACCTCGTCAAATACACCTGCTCCTAAAACTTGTGTAAGGGTATTGTCATTAGATAAACTGCTATATATAGCTGACTGTAAAGCAAACTGTCCAATACTCATTTAACAATACCATGCTGTTTAAAAATATTGACTATCTTCTTTTTATTTTTTTCTAACGCAGGTTGCATAAAAGGTCTTGCATCCATCTTAGTGGTTCCAAACTCTAATGCCTTTGAATAAGGTGCTGCTGAAATAACTTGTCCAACAATAGAGCCATTAGCTAAACTTTTAACGTTCATTGTTATATTCTGACCTAAAAATCCTGAATCTGTTGCAGGTGGTTGCCCTGATGCTGATGCTGTATGTGTTATACCTCTTCTAGTATAAGACCTGCCTGTGCCTTTATTCTTTATACTTTCCTGTGCAGTTTTTTCAACCATGCCTGTTCCACGAGTAACAGCAATCTTTACATTCTTTCTAGCATTAGTTGTCATTTTTTTATTTATATTTTTTTTAAATGTATTTAGATTTTTTATTGTCATGTTGCTACTCCTTCTTCGCAAAGAAGTTTTAAGAATCTATCCCTTTCATCAACATTTATTATTGCTCTAATATTAAATAGTTTGTTATCAAAACTAATCCTTGAACCATTTGAAATATCTGTTCTATAACGCACTGTAATCTCGTGTGAAACGCTACCTATTAACTTACCTTGCTTAAAGACCTCTTTACCACTCTTGGGTTTTATATCGGCATAGACAGAAGCTATGCTCGTCCAACCTGCACTGATACCACCGCCACTATCTCTAGTAGAGCCTTGGCCTTGTAAGGTTATTTGATGTCTTAGTTGACCTACTTGACTCATTATCCAAGAGACATAAGTTTTGAACTACCTAAACCACTATAAACAACATAAGGTGTAAGCAGTCTAGAAGCAGTAGCAGGTAATGATGTTTTTCCTTCGTACATATCTCCTCTATGTTCATATAGATAGGTTAATACTTGATAGATACTAAATTTAATAGGTTCAGGAACTGAATTAGCATTTGCGTAACCTGTTACATACTGAACTTCTATAGCGTTAGCTACTCTTAATGCTGTTGGGAAAGTTTCGCCAGTTCTTAATACGACTCTTGCAGGTTGCCTAGCATTATCTACATAATATTTTGAACTAGCAAATACAGTAGCGTTGTCTGAGTCATCATAAGTTTTAACATGCGTTACTGCTGTTACAGTTGGCATAGGTAAGTCTATATAGTTTTTATAATAGTTAAGATATGGACCTGTTCTCATACCTTCCCATAGACTGTCATATATCTCTTCGCGAGTATCTATAAATAATTGCAAAGTTTGAGACATGATGGCTCTTTGCATATGTTCTTCACATAACTTTCTTGCAGAAACAATTAATGATGTGATTAAGGCATCATCACCTGAACTATCTACTCTAAGATATGATTTTGCTTCTGCAAGTGTTATTGGTTCTGATGCAGGTTCTGTATGTATTACTAGACCTGACATTCATTCTCCTAATTCGGCTTCTTTTTATCAGCCTTTGCTTCTATAACTTCGCCTTCAAGTGGTTGTTCACCTTGTTCTTTTTCTTGTAGTCTTTGTACTAATACTCTAATAGTATGTTGTGCATTAACTAGTTCTTGTTGAGCAGTGTTATACAATGCTTCGTAATTTAATTCTTCTGACATAAAATTCTCCTAAATTTAATTAAAAAATACTCGTTCTACGAGTAAGCCAAACATGGAAGTAATAATTAAAGCATATTGACCATAAATTAGATTATCTAGCTTATCAAATCTCTTTGAGCCACTTGCCAATCTATTGTTTATGTTTTCATAACGAATAGCACATTCACGTTCGTGTGCTTCCAATTTACTTATAGTTTCACTAGCCATAAATATATTCTATGTCATTAATTCTTTTGATACAACTTGAAAAGTTACTGATTACTTTTAAGTAGTTTTTTTTGTAGTTTTCTTTTTAGTTGTTTTGACTGGAGCTTTTCCACCTTCGTACGCTTCGTTGACATCAGGTGTTGAAAGGTCATCTGCTTTTAATTGACCTTTTTCGTTTCTTGCTCTCTTTACTTCTTTGATTTCTGCTTCAACCTGTACAGTTTTTTCAACAGAATCAACCTTCACTTCCATAGCCCATCCGTTCTCTACAAAAGTATCCATTAAACTTTGTTCCCAAACAGCATTACATTCTAGTAT